ACTTGACCACTCAGTTCCATCAAAGACTTTATGCATTAATTATGACCACCTAATTGGTGCAATGTTCATATATGGATTGGTTACAGATACTGTTCCTGTTCCCAACTTTCTGGCTACAGGAGTTACTGTTGTAGTACCTGCATTGAAGATTGCATGGAAATCATTTGATACTGAGTTCTTACCTGATACATAAGAAACACAGGAGTCTGCTACTCCTACTGCTCTTGTGGTTGCTCCTGATAGTTGAACACTATAAGAAATACCTGCTGCGCTATCTCCTACTGGTTCTGTAACACCATAGGAAATGTGGACCCATGCAGGTTCTGTAAGAACTACTGACTGGCTATTTAAGTTTGATAATGCTTGGAAGGCTGCTGTGTTTGTTACAGTCTCACTACCCTCATAAAAATGCTTAACAGGATTGGGTAATACAGCATCTGTATCAAACCAAATCTGTCCTACTTGTGGTGCAGATGGTGCTGCTGCTTGTACAACTGCAAGTCCACCTACGCTACCCCATGACCCATCAGACTTCTTAATGTAGAAAGCACTGTCTGCTTCTACATATGCTGCGTTAACTGATGATGATAATCCTGTTAGTTCTGCAAAGGAATCTACCTGAATAACACCATTGTCCTGTAGGTCAAGAAGTTGTTCTGCTGTGAGCACTTGCCCATCAGCAAAGTCAATATATCTAATTGTCATATAAATTTACTCCTTGGAAACAATATATATTTTACCTTCCAGGAATTGTCACCAGCATTAATCTCATGTTGGATTCCAATGATGGTTAGTTGTTCCTCGTAGGTAAAATTCTCTGTGTAATGTTTTACATTAACTCTGTCTAATATTTCTCCAGATGCCGCTTTTTGTAAGGACTTCTTTGCATCCCATTCAATAGAATTTACAAGAGGAGTTGGCTTCTTCCACTTCTCCAAGATAGATGTAGCCCACGAAATATAAACATCTTCACCATCTTGTACATTGAAGTTAGTCTTGGCATTCAAAGCATTTGTGCCATATCTGTTAATCATGGCTTGTTTTCTCTTAATTGTCAGAGGTTCTACTTTGACTTCTTCTATTGTCTTAAATGCTCCAGGCGTATAGAAGTCACCCTCACTAAATCCTTCAGGTACAGCATCTGGGTCCCATTCTGATTTATAGACACCATATTCATTATTGGCCTGTACCTCATTGATAGTGCTGCTTACTGAATAATCAATTCCAATATTTTTATATCCAAACTTTGTGGGGTCAGTGTTATCAAAACTCATTAGCAGGGTACCTGTAGGCAATGCACCTGATGCATAGCAATTTAGAACATTGTCCTTGCTGTAATAAATAAGTGCTCCTTCTGTATCTGAAGCCAATACCAGGGCTTCCCACAGGGTCTTTTGGTCTCTCCAGTAGCCATGCTTTGTTGTTCCACCACCAACCACATTTCTTTGCCAAACCTGATAGTCCTGCTTCTTGGCATTAGTGAATAAAGTTTCAATTCTGTTTGTCCAATTCTGTGTTCCATGAGTCTGGATATTATTTAATTCTGTAGTAGCCTGCTGCAATTCTGAGATAGGGTCCATTACATCAAAGGTAATTAATGGCTTGTCTTTATCACTTCTATAGTCAACTGCAAGGTTGTTGATTCTTCCTTGGAAGATTATTTCATCCCCTCGTTTTAGTCGTACTTTGCTCTTAGGCTCCATAAATCTGTTGTAGTTAGGGTCAAATGATTTGTTAATAGTTCTGATATGCATAACACCTACTGAAGGTATTGGCAGTGGCAATGCACCTGTATAACTATCTACTCCTCTCTTTATGCTGATGGAGAGGATGCCTTCTTTCATATCCTGCCATTCAAACTGCAGGTCATTCTGTAAATCTAAATCTGATGCAATTGGTGCACCATTGTCACCATCACCAGGAGCGTTCTCACCAATTACAAATAAACCATCTATCCTGGTTCTTAATTCAATACTAAATTCATCTTGTATTTTCATCTGCCATTAACACCTTGATACTTATCCAATGCAGCAGAAACAACTCTGCCAAGTTCATATGGGTCAGTACCAACACCAGCGTTAATGGTTACATTGTTTGTTACACTGCCCTTTGATGATGCAGAACCTGCTAAGGCAAATGATGGTTGCATATCAAGACCATTTAAAGCCCTCATAGCCAAGCCTGTATTCCTGCTAATACCAACTGATAATCCTTGCATTAAGTTCTTTCCATACCCTGCAAATACTTTGGATGGAGAACCAATTCCAAATAGTTTCTTTACAGTTCCTAAAACATTGTTCTTGAAGAAGCCACTTATCTTGTCTTTAATCCATTGGCCCATATCTTTAATACCATTCCAGATACCCATGATTAGGTCTTTACCTGATTGAACAAGTCTTCCAGGCCATGTCTTTACTTCTTCATACACCTTGCTAAACAGGGTCTTAAGTGCACCTAAAAACTTTAGTACTACTCCACCCACTACATCTGCTACCTTGCTAAATGCTTCCTTAATCTCATCCCATTTGCGTACAACAATAATTATGATTGCAATCAATGCTGCTATTGCAGTTATTACTAATCCAATAGGGTTGGCATTCATTACTATATTCAAGGCTATATTTGCCAAAGTTAATCCTTGTACTGCCTTTGCCCATTGTACAATTGGAACAATTATCTTGGATGCAACTAATGCTCCTCCTATAACTATTAGGATATCCCGCATTATTTTGAAGTTGTCATTGATTTTAACTACGCCATTTTCATCTTCATCTGTAAAGAAATCAAACATTTTCTCAAATGCTCTAAGTAAAGGTTGTACAGCCTTTTCTTTTAACTCATTCATTGTCCAGGATAGTTTCTCCCATGGAGTTGTTAGCCTTTTGGCTTTCTCTAAATTCTCTTCACTTAAGATAATACCCAATAAATATTCAAGGCCTTTACCTGCCTTTTGAGCAGCATCAAATGCCTTCTGTTGTTCTGCAGATAATTCAATTCCTAATCCTTGAATTTCAGCAATTGTTAGTTTGCCATCTTTTAAAGCCTTAACAAGTTTGGCACTTATCTCTTCTAATGGCTTGTTTGTTAACTTAGATAAAACAATTGCTGCCTCTGCAAATTCATCTGCAAGTGGGTCAAGTTCTGCTTTTAGAGAGCCTCTAAGTTTTAATACAAGTTCGGCTATATCACCATCATCTACATAAAATATCTTAGATAGATTACCTATCTTGTCTGATATTGCTTTAAAGTCTTTTCCATATAATTCTTCAAGGGCTGCAAAGGTCTTCTCTTCTGCTGCAAGGTCTTTAATGGCATTCTTGATTTCGTTGACTCCAACAGACAAACCAATTACTGCACCTAATCTTTTGAAGCCTGCAATGATTGAGTTGGCAGAATTGTTTAACTTACCAAGTTGGTTATTGGTTTCATTAACACCATTAACTAAGCCTCTGGTATTGGCAAGAATATCAATCGTTATTGTATTAGCCATTCTTCTTCCTCAACCCCCTTGATATGTATTCAATTTCCTGTCGTTCCATCTCCCAAAACTGTTGTGGTGTATATCCTGTGGCTGCACAGAATTCACCCATTAGTTCTAAGAGACCTTCACTTTTGGGACTTCTTCTCCAATGATTCCTTGCATTTCATCAAGGGTCATGTCTTCTACTTCTTCCCAAGTAAGTTCTGGTTTGTCTTTCTTAGCCATTACATAAGTAATTGCCATAGTAAGTTTTACCTTTGGACAGGTTTCCCATTCATCCATGTTGTATCCTGATAGAGTTTCTATCTCTGCCAGTTCTTTCATCTTTAAGTTATTAATCATTATCTGCCTCCAATATATTTTCTACTTAACTCCATTAAGTTTTGTGTGTACTGCTCTTTTGTGTAGTCCTTGTTTTCCCAAGCAGCCCTTCTTAAGAATGGTTGTGCTTCAATTCCTCTTGCAGGCCATCCATATTCAATGACACCTGCATATGGAACTCTTGCTCCACCTGCCTTAATCTGTACTTTCCTTGAAGCACGATTGGGTCTAATGGAACTTGCAAGGGCACCAGTTAGTGTGGGTGCAGTGGCTCTTGCTGTACTGGATACTTTCGCACCAATATTTGCATTGGCGTTCTTTAAGTCATCAATGGCACCCTCATATTTCTTGAGGGACCTGACTACTTCATTTACACCTTTTACATTAACTGTAAATTGAGCCACTGCTACTCACTACGCTCCTGCTGTTACTTTGACTGGCTTACCATCAAGTTTGATGTTTAAGTCATATACAAAGTATTCGCCTGCTGCTCCACCAAAATCAGGAACTGTTTCTGCATATCCTGTTGCTGTGAAGTGTGGCTGAGTTGTTGATGGTGTTGCATTTCCATGTGGTGCAAATACAAGAGACAGTGATGCTCCTGGGTTTGCAAATAATTGTGTCCATAGAGATGCTGCTGCAAAGTCTTGGAATCCTGTTATTGCTGCAGTGTAATCAAGTGAGTCTGAATAATCTCCAAACCCCATTTCTCCAACTTCTGAAGAGAATACTACTGACTTAACAGCACCTGCATAATCAGTGCCCCCAACTTTGAACACAATGCTCTTTCCTTTTAATCTTGACATTTTATTGTCCTCCTTGTGTATCTATTGAAATGTTAATGTGAGTGCTTAAGTATGTTGCTCCATTAGCCTCAGTGAGGAATGGCTTGTCAACATCTAATTTTGATACTGCTGTGTTAGCCCATATCGCTGGGATAAGTGCATCCAATAAAGTGTCTAAGGCTGTTGTCTCAACATCATTTTGTGCTGTTGGTACAAGTAGTAAGACTCTCCATTGTGTTGAATAAATGGCATCATATTCATCATCATTAACACTGATGAATGGGATACCTGCTTCAATAATTGCACAAGGTGCAGTTGGTCTTGCTGGTGAGAATTTATAAACATTCTGCAATTCATCTCTTAGGATATTTGCAATATCTTCTTTGATGCCTGCTATGTTCATGCAAACCTCACCATGTAACGATTAAGTAAAGGGTAGACACCTGCTAATGGGTCTCTTGCAATACGGATTGGTGCTCCGTCATATGCTGAGTATTGCGAGATTCCCATTGGAGCAGAGCGTCTGTGAAATAATTCTGAACCAACTTCAAGGTAGCAACGCTTGAGTATCTGTGTAGGAACTTTTGTTGATTGCACATAAGATGCAATTAAGTCAACAGCAGTATCCCAACATTCCTCAGCAAACTCATTATCTAAGTCTGAAGCACCTACATAGGCCTTTAAGTCTGTCCAGTCCATTTAATGTCCCCTAATTAGTCCAGTGGATTTCCAACTTTGACAAGTGCTTTAGGGTCATGTCCTGCAACTGCAAGATAGCCATAAACAGAGAATGTCTGAGTTAGGTTTGTGATATCTCCATCATTGAGACGGAAAGGTGCTCCTGCAGATTCATAGGTTGTGATTGCAGATGAAGCACCTGTTAGAAGTGTTCCATTAGCAAGTGATGGGTCTACAACGATTGGCAGACCTGCAATGCTTCCTGTGAGTCCTACTG